TTTTTCATTCCATCTAGTTCTCTTTTCATGCCTTCAGTAACTTCTTCTAATCTGTCATTTTGTTTTTTGACATGATGATTTACATAGATGTCATATAGCCTTGAAGCAATAACTATTACAGCAGCAATATTAAGTAAAATCACTTATTTCTCACCTCCTTGGAATATCATCATTCATAATTATTTTTGAGCATAATAAAAGCACCTACTCATTTCCTAAGTAAGTGCTTCTATTTATCATGAATTTTCTTTTCTAACATCTTTGTTTGTTCTTTACCATACTTTCCAAAAACAAACTTATCATACCATTCTTTATAATTCATGTTGCCAGGTATTATATAAGTTTTTCCTGTCACCGGATCTCTAGCTCTTCTCTTCAGTCTTTCTATATTTTCAAAATAGGCTCTTGTGGTACTTCTGCAATATGGATGTAATGGTGGAAGATTTACACCAACTTTAGCTTTATCAACTTTTACTATCTTTCCATCCATTTCTCTACATACATCAGATGTTCTTAAGTCTAAGGTTGCTACATATATGTATCTTTCTATGCCTAGTTCTTTATAGCTTTCTAGTTCAGCTGCATTTACAATATAAGTAGTTTCAGTTCTTATTAATCTTTCTGCAGCAAACTTACCATAGTCGGTTAATTCCCTTAGTTTGAGCAACATTAAAGCCTACTCCTATACCTTTCTGAATATCAAATATATTCCTATGATATGACTTACTTGCAGTGTCTGTATATAGTTGAGTGCTAGTATTAATCTCAACATCAGCTGCTAATTTTGTATTAATATAAATACTTTCCTTAATTGCTTCAAGCCTTGTTATTCTTGCTTTATAGGCTTTAGCATTAAGTTGAGACATTAAATACTTCTTTAGATCCTCATCCTGGATTCCTTTAATTTTTAATCTAATAGAATCTAATTCTTTTTGAGAAACTCTAGTATTTAACAACTCCATAGCTTCAGATTGCGTTAAGCCACCATCTAATACAAACTTATTAAATATCTTCTCTATATCTTTATTTATATCTTTAATAGCCTTATCATAAGCAAGGTTAATTTTATATATAGTTTCATCAGATGATTTATGATATTCAGCCATTCTTTCATTAGCTCTATTTTCCCAATAGGTATTACTCTTCATCTACCTCACCATCTTTTTTGATATCTTTAAAGTCATATGATCCAAAAGACTTTTGATGTTGCTCAATCTTTTTCTCATTCTCTTTATCAAGGTTTTCTCTTTCCTTATCTACATCAAGCTCTTCATCAAACCTTTTAACCCTAGTTTCCCAACTTATAAATCCTTCTGTCATTTGAGCTATCCTAGCAAGTAATTCATCATCTACTGGTAAGCTACGTTTCATAGTGATATCTATATTGTTAGAATCTATATTTTTAGCTTTAATATTC